CAGGCGGCAGCGCTCGCCCAGGCGACCCTGGCGGACGCAACCAACCGCGCCGCCGACCGCGTGCGGGCCAGCGCCGGCACGTTGGAACGGGGCTGGCACAGCCTCGGCCTGGCCGCGCGCCAGGCGTGGGATGCGATGCTCAACATCGGCCGGCCCATGCCGATCGAGGAATTGCGCAAGCAGGCCCAGGCGCAGCGGGCGCTGCTGGAAGACCTGGAGAAAAACCAGGGTTTCCGGTCTACCGATGGTGGTGCGGCCTACGGGGGCGGCTCCAACGCTGCCAACCGTGCCCGCAAACGTGCCGCGGCGGAACTGGCGGCCACCGAGCAGGAATTGCGCCGCAGGGAGGAACAGGAGGCCACAGCGCGGGGCGAGGGGCTGAAAGCGCAGGCCGAACAGGAGAAGATTGCCGCCGGCGATTGGCTGCGCGAGTTGATGAAGTCGACTCGCGACCGTGCGCAGATCCGTGCCGACGAGATCAAGCAGATGCAGGCCTACGCCCAAAAGGCGAATTGGTCCGCGGAGCAGATCGCTGAGGCCGAAAAGCGCATCAACGAGAAGTACAAGGACCAGAAGGGAGCCTCGTACAGGGACGACGCCGCCACCCGGCGCTTGTCGGACCTGCGCCAGCAGGAAGCCTCCCTGGCCGCGCAGCTGGTGGGCGAACGCAAGCTGACGGACGCCGGCAAGGCCCGCGCCGAGTTCGAGCAGGAAATCGCCGACCTCAAGGACAAGAAGATCCTGACGGCGGATCAAAAGAGCTTGCTCGCCAACCAGGACGCTATCCGCGCCCAGCTGGTGAAGAACGAGGGTCTAGCCAAGGAACTGGCCGCCAAGCAGGCCATGCTCAAGATGGACGAGCGGGCGGCGCAGATCCAGCAGGCGATCGCCTCGTCGGCCGAGTCACGGCAGGAGCAGTACGACCGCCAGCTGGGCACGGCCGGCCTGGGCCAGGGTGCGCGCCAGCGGGTGGAGGCCGAAAACTCGATCCGCCTGGAGTTCAAGCGCTACCAGGACCAGCTTGCCAAGGCCACGCCCGAGGATCAGCTTGGCTCGGACCGGTTCCGGGAAGCGCAGGGCAAGATCCGCGATTCCCTGCAGGCGGCGCTGGCCGACCAGCAGGCCTACTACGACAAGGTGGACAAGCTCAACGGCGATTGGCGCAACGGGGCGCGTGAAGCGTTCTCCGACTACGCCGAGTCCGCCGGGAACGTTGCCCAGCTTTCGCAAGGCGTCTTCTCGGGCGCTTTCCGGGGCATGGAGGATGCGTTGACCCGGTTTGTGACCACGGGCAAGGCAAGCTTCAAAGACCTCGCCACGTCGATTCTGGCGGACCTGGCGCGCATTGCGGCACGCCAGGCCATTGTCGGGGCCATCGGCAGCATTGTCGGCTCACTGGCCGGGGGCATTACCGCCGGGGCCGGCGCCACGTCGGGCGGCACGATGACCGGCAACGTCGATGGCATGTCGGGCGCCTGGGGCGCGATTGGGCGCCGGGCTATCGGCGGTCCTGTCGCTGCGCGGCAGATGTACGAGGTAAACGAGCGCGGCATGCCGGAGATGGCCCGCATCGGGGATAAGTCGTTCCTCCTGATGGGTTCCCAATCGGGGCACGTCAGCCCGATGGTGGCGCAGGGTGCGCCGGCGGCGGGAGGCCTGGGGGTGGCCCCGAACATCTCCATCCAGGTCAATGTCACGCAGGGAGGTGGCGAAGATCGTAAGGGGACAGGGCAAAGCGAGCTGGGCGATCGGCTGTCGGACAGCATCACGGCGGTAGTTCGTCGAGAAATCGACCGAGCCAACCGGCAAGGCGGTGCCAATTGGAACAAGAGGAATGGTCGGGTATGACGACAGAGACGTTTCGCTGGAAGCCCGTAGGGCAACCAGCCGGCGCGGTCACCTTCCGGCGGCACGTCGCGCAGTTCGGCGACGGCTACCGGCAGGTGGTCGGCGACGGCATCAACAACAAGGTCCAGTCGTGGCCGGTGCAGTTCGCCGGCACGCGCGCGCAGATGCAGGAAATCGTCGACTTCCTGGATCGGCATGCTGGCATCCGCTCATTCCTGTGGACGCCGCCCATGGGTGTTGAGGGCTACTACGAGGTCGCGGAGTACAGCCCCTCGCCCGTGGGCGGGACCGCCTACACGGTGTCCGCGAAATTTCAACAGGTTTTCAGGCCGTAGACACGATGGAACAACTTGAACAGATTCCCATTGGCCAGCAAGCCAATGACGGCACGGGTGACCCGCTGCGCAACGGCATGGCCAAGGTCAACGCCAACTTCACCAAGGTGCAGACGGGCGTCGACGCGGTGGAGTTGACCGCGGCGAACGCGGAGCAGACTGCCACCGAGGCCAAGACCACGGCCGCCGCCGCGATCCCCGCGACCCAGAAGGGCATGGCCGGGGGCGTCGCACCACTGGATGCCACCGGCAAGGTGCCGGCGGTGCACCTGCCGGAACTGGCCGATTACATCCCGGTGGAAGAAAAGGGCGCCGCTGGAGGCGTGGCCCCTCTGGATTCATCGGGCAAGGTGCCAGCTGCCAACCTGCCGGCGGCTCAGGACTCCATCCCTTTGACGCAAAAAGGGACTGCGGGTGGAGTGGCGACGCTCGATGCTGCGGGCCAAGTCCCCGTGGGGCAGTTGGGCGGCGCGGTGAAGGCCACAGAGAAGGGCACCGCGAGCGGCGTTGCGACGCTGGACTCTGGCGGCAAGGTTCCGGCAGCGCAGCTGCCGCCCATTCCGACTGGACCGCCCGTGGCTTCCATCGCCTGGTGGCCGTTGCGAACGTCGATTCCCGCCGGCCAGATTCCTGCGGATGGGCAGACTGTCAGCCGGGCCACCTTTCCCGACTTGGCGACCATGGTGACAGGCGGCAAGGTGCCGGTAGTGGCCGAGGCGGATTGGTTGGCAGATCCGCTCAAGCGTGGCAACTACACAGTGGGCGACGGCTCCACCACCATCCGCATGCCTGATTTGAACGGCGTATCGGCCGGGTCGGTTGGAGCCGTCTTCATCCGCGGTGATGGCTCACGCGCAGCAGCCCCTGCCGGCACTATCCAGGCTGACCAGCTCGGGCCTATGCAGTATTCCGTTGCCGCTGGCTTTGCGTCGGCAACCAACCTGCTGGTCAACGGCACATTCTCGCCGGTCTTGCCCAGCGGCAATAGCAGCAATCTGGGCGCTATCAGTGGCGTCACGCAGGCTGCAGATGGCAATAAGTGGATCCGCAATACCGGCAATGAAACACGGCCCGTCAACGTGGCTGGAGTTTGGACGGTGCAAGCGTTCGGTGCCGTCACCAACCCTGGTAGTGCTGACGCTGCCCAGCTTGCCAGCGACTATGCAACGCTGAATGCTGCGTTCCAGAGCTTGCGTACGCAGGTCTTTGGCGTGGGACAGTCGCTACAGAACGTCATGGCAAATCGCACTGCTGGTGTGGTTTACACGAACTCCACCGGGCGGCCCATCGTCGTATATGTCGAAGGTGATACCAACTCAAGCGCAGGCGGGAATATCGGCATTCAGATAGGCGGCATTTACGTGACCCGGGCACTTTTTGGGGTTAACGGAATTCGACTATCAGCCAATGCTGTCATTCCCCCAGGTGCCTCTTATCAGGTGGTGGTATCGGCTATCACGTTTACAGCTTGGCAGGAGTATCGGTAAATGAAGACGTTTAAAGACACCGAGACTGGCAAGTTCTATCAATTCGAAGACGAGGTCGAGGCGGACAATTCGGCCGGCTACTACGTCTTCCGCTCACCGTTCGGATTGATGGAAGTGCCGACTACGTTGGCGCCGGCCTCTTTGGACGATATGCCCGCTCCGCCTCCTTTGGACCCCGCGCCAGTGTCGCGCTACCAGGGCCGCGAGGCAATGCGCCTCACGCCATATCCGAAGGAAGGGCGGCCGGAGTGGACCCTGTTCGACGCCTTCGAGGAACTGCTGAACGATCCGGCCACGCCAGCCTATTACCGTCGCGCCTGGGGCGAGTTGCAGGCGTTCGAATGGGGCAGCGCCATGCTGCACGCGGCTGCGGACGTGCTGGGGCTGACGCTGGCCCAGCGCCTGGACCTGTTCGCCCTGGCCGGCACGTTGAAGGCATAGGGGGCGGCATGCGGATCTATGCTGATGTGCAAAAGCTGGAGGTCGGCGACCTGGTCGAACTCTACGAGCTGGACGCCACGCCGATCGGCGGGACGCTTCAGCGCTTCCACGGCTACACGCAGGTAGGGCCTATCTGGTGCCAGGGCAACCAGTACGACCCGTGGGCGATCACGGCGGAAGGCTTCGAGCAGGTGGGCGACGGCCAGCAGCCCACGCCCACGCTGTCGGTCGGAAACATCGGCGCGGACGCCGAGGGCAAGCCGATTGCGGGCGTGATTTCCTCGTTGTGTATCGCGCTGGATGACCTGGTGGGCGCCTGGGTGCGGGTGCGGCGCACGCTGGGCAGCTATCTTGACGCCCAGAATTTCCCGGAAGGCAACCCAACCGCGAACCCGGCCGAAGAACTACCGACCGAGGTCTGGATCGTGCAGCAGAAGACGGCCGAAACTGCCGAGGTGGTGGAATTTCAGTTGTCGAGCGCGTTGGACTTCGACGGCCAACAACTGCCCAGCCGGCCGATCATCGCCGGCGTGTGCGGCTGGCTGCGCAAGGGCGGCTACCGCGGCCCGTACTGCGGCTACACCGGCAGCCGCATGTTCGACCTAGCCGGCAACCCGGTCACGGACCCGGCGCGAGATCGCTGCTCGGGCCTCATGTCGGACTGCAAGAAGCGATTCGGCGAATACGAGGTCATCAACTTCGGTGGGTTCCCCTCGGCCGACCTGATCAGGGGATAGACATGCGCAAGAAGACAATGGAGGCCATCCGCGCCCACGCGGTGGCCGAGTACCCGCGCGAGTGCTGCGGGCTGGTCGTGATGGTGGCGCGCCGTGAGGTGTATGTGCCGTGCCGGAATACGGCGGCCAGCGCCGACCTTTTCGTGCTGGCCGCCGACGACTACGCCGCAGCCGAAGACACCGGCCGGATCGTGGCAATCGTGCATTCGCATCCCGACGAGACGCCGGCGCCGAGCGAGGCGGACCGCGTGGCCTGCGAGGTGACGGGCCTCCCCTGGTTCATCGTGGCCGTGACCAAGGACGACGATGGCGCCGTGGTGGCGAGCGAGGTCCGGGGCTTTACCCCGGTGGGCTTCCAGGCTCCGTTGCTCGGCCGTCAGTTCGCGCATGGGGTGCTGGACTGCTACAGCCTGGTGCGGGATTGGTACAAGCGCGAGCGCGGTATCGAGCTGCTGGACTTCCAGCGCGATGACGGCTGGTGGGAGCCCGGCCGCGCAGGCGACCTGTACATGGACCACTACGCCGAGGCGGGATTCCGGCCGCTGCAGACTGGCGAGGACATGGCGCCAGGCGACGTGATCCTGATGCAGGTCCGATCCAACCGCGCCAACCACGCCGGCGTGTTCCTGGGCGCCGAAGGGCTTAAAGAGGCGCCGGGCCTGTTCTCGGTTCCGGACGCGATGTTGCACCACCTCTACGGACGCCAGTCTGAGCGGGTGGTGTATGGCGGGTATTGGCGCGAGGCCACGCGGCTGGTGCTGCGATATCAAGGGTGATGTATGAACGAAACACTACGCACCGTGCGGCTGTATGGGCGCCTGGGCACGAAATTCGGCCGGGTGCATCGGCTGGCAGTCAACAGCACCGCAGAGGCCGTCCGCGCGCTCTGCGTGCTGTTGCCTGGCCTTGAGGCTGAGATGGCGTCCAGCGCTGGCCAGGGCATGGCCTACGCCTGCTTTATCGGAAAGCGGAACCTGAGAGAGGACCAACTTTCGCATCCGGTTGGTGATGCCGATATCCGCATCGCGCCAATGCCTGCCGGTGGCAAACGCGGCGGGTTGTTCCAGACCGTGTTGGGCGCTGCTCTTATCGTCGCGGCGGTCTATTTCGCGCCCGCAATGGGTTTTGCAGCGCTGGGTTCGCAAGGCGCAATCGCGGCTCCGATGATGCTCTCCATGGGTGTTTCCCTGGCTCTCGGTGGTGTGGTGCAGATGCTCTCGCCCCAACAGCGAGCCCTAAGTGCCGCAGATCGGCCCGAAAACGGCACCTCCTACAACTTCAATGGGCCGGTCAATACGTCGGCCCAGGGGAACCCCGTTCCGGTGTTGTACGGACACATGATTATCGGCAGCGCCACGATCTCGGCCGGCATTTTCAGTGAGGATCAGGCATGAAACAGCGGCATCGCATGAAGCGACAGGCACCTTCGGGTGCCTTTTTTTATGGGCGGCGTTCCGTGTCCAGCCGCGCCCCGATTCTTGGCTATGGCGGCGGCAAAGGCGGCGGCGGGGGTGGCCGGTCGCCGAGCGAAACCCCCGACAGCCTGCACAGTATCGCCTACGCGCGCGTGATCGATCTCCTGAGCGAGGGCGAAATCTACGGCCCGGCGCATGGCCTGGGGAACCCGCTGCGCGACGTCTACTTGAACGGCACGCCGGTCGCCAACGAGGACGGCACGCTCAATTTCTCCAACGTGTCGATCGACTTCCGCACCGGCACGCAGTGGCAGGACCCGTTGCCCGGCTTCCCGGCGTCCGAGAACACCATCGGCGTCAACACCGAACTGAAGGCCACGCAGCCCTGGGTCCGCCTGTTCACCAATCGCCAGTTGTCCGCTGTACGGGTGACGCTGGCCGTCGAGGGCTTGAGCCGCGCCGACACGTCCAACGGCGACATCAACGGCTACCGCGTCGAGTACGCCATCGATGTGAGCCGGGATGGCGGCGCCTATCAGCAGGTGCTGGCCAGCGCCTTTGATGGCAAGACCACGCAGCGCTACGCGCGTTCGCATCGTATCGACCTGCCGGCCGGTGCGCAGCAGGGGTGGAGCGTTCGCGTTCGGCGCCTGACGGCCAACGCGAACAGCAACACGATCGCGGATCGCACCGTCGTCGACGCCGTAACCGAGGTGATCGACGCCAAGCTGCGCTATCCCATGTCCGCCGTCGTCGGGATCAAGATTGACGCTGCGCAGTTCCAGAGCGTGCCCACGCGGGCCTATGATCTGAAGGGCCGCATTATCCGGGTGCCGAGCAACTACGACCCGGAGACGCGCGCCTATATCGGAACCTGGGACGGCACGTTCAAGACGGCGTGGACGGATAACCCCGCCTGGGTGTTCTTCGACCTGGTGGGCAATGACCGCTATGGCCTGGGCGAGCGGGTTCCGGCCGGCTGGTTGGACAAGTGGGGCCTATACCAGATCGGCCGGTATTGCGACGAACTGGTGGACGATGGCTTCGGAGGAAAGGAGCCGCGGTTTACCTGCAATGTCTACCTGCAGACGACGGCCGACGCGTACCGCGTGGTCCAGGATCTGGCATCCGTGTTTCGCGGCATGGCGTACTGGGCGAATTCTTCAGTGATCGCCGTGGCCGACATGCCGAGTGATCCGGTTTATACGTACTCGTCAGCCAACGTCATTGACGGCCGGTTCTCCTACACCGGGTCGGCGTTGAACACGCGCTACACGGTCGCGCTGGTGTCCTGGTGCGATTTGACGGATATGGGACGCCAGAAGGTCGAGTACGTCGAGAATCGCGAAGGCATCGCGCGCTACGGAATCAAGCAACTGGAGGTCACCGCTTTCGGATGCACGTCGCGCGGCCAGGCGAACCGGGTCGGAAAGTGGCTTTTGCTGACCTCCAATCTGGAGACCCGCGGCGTCACGTTCAGTGTCGGCCTGGAGCAATGCCAGATCCGACCGGGCAGCATCATCCGCGTTGCCGATCAGCATCTGGCCGGCCGGCGTATCGGTGGCCGAATCCGGGAAGCGACGGCAAACCGGATCGTGGTTGACGCCGAACTTGGCATCCGGCCGGGTGACCGGCTGACAGTGAACCTGCCCAGCGGCAAGTCCGAAACGCGGGTCGTGTCTTCGGCGATGGGCGAGCCGTTGACGCTGGACAGCGGGGTTTACAGCTACGACTCAACCGCGCTGACGTGGGACTTGATTGGCCTGCCTGGCACTGCCATGCATATCGATGTCAGCACGCCGTTTTCTGAGGTCCCGGAGCCGGACTGCGTATGGACGCTGGAATCTGAGGCGCTGTCGGCGCAGACGTTCCGCGTCCTGAGCATCAAGCGCAAGGATGGTGTGCTGGCCGATATCTCGGCTATCCAGCACGAGCCGGGCAAGTTCAACAACGTCGACTTCGGTACGCGCCTGGACCGCCCGCCGATTTCTGTGGTGCCGCCGGGTGTGCAGTCGCCGCCCACGGAACCGAAGATCAGCGCGTACTACATCGTCAGCCAGGGCATTGCGAACCACACCGCCGTTTTCGAATGGAAGGCGGCCGATAGTGCGGTGGCCTATGAGGTGCAGTGGCGCCGGGACAACTCAGACTGGATCAACCTGCCGCGCACGGGCTACACGCGGGTAGAGGTCCCGAACATCTACGCCGGCGGCTACACGTTCCGCGTGCAGGCGTTGAACTCGCTGGGCGTGGCGTCGATCTGGACCACCTCCACGCTGACCCAGCTGGACGGCATTGTCGGGCCGCCGCCGGTGGTGACCAGCCTGGTGGCCACCGGGCTGCTGTTTGCCATCCAGCTGGACTGGGGGCTGCCTCCTGGGCCGTCGATTATCGAGCGCACGGAAATCTACTATTCGCAGAATTCCAGCTTCGAATCGGCCATTCCGCTGGGCGTCTTCGCTTACCCGCAGAACACGCACACATTGCTGGGCCTGCGTGCTGGCCAGGAATTGTGGTTCTGGGCGCGGCTGGTCGACAAGAACGGGGTGGCGGGGGCGTGGTATCCCGCGGCGTCGGGCATCGGTGTGCGAGGGCAGGCCAGCGCAGACGCGGGACCGATCCTGGAGCAGATCGGCGGCAAGATCGAAAAGTCCATGCTCGGCCAGGACTTGATAACCGAAATCGAATCGGGGGGCGGCGCCGCGACCGAGATCAAGGAAGTGAAAGACGGCCTAAATGCGATGGTGAGCATCAAGGCCGGCGTAACCGTGGACGGCAAGTATTACAGCGCCGGCATGGGCGTAGGCGTCGAAAACACGCCCGAGGGCATGCAAACGCAGGTTCTTTTCTTGGCCGACCGTCTGGCGCTCATCAACCTTGCCAACGGGGTGGTTTCCACGCCCTTCGCTATCCAGAACGGACAGACCTTTATCAGCCAGGCCTTCATCCAAGACGGCACGATCACCAGCGCCAAGATCGGCGATTACATCCAGTCCAGCAACTTCGTCGCTAATTCGCAGGGGTGGCGCTTGTCGAAGTCAGGGACGTTTGAAAACAACGGGACCGGGGCTGGCGGTCGGCGCACCGACACCTCGACAGCTACGCGCATTTATTACCCGAGCGGGCAGATTGCACTGGCGATGGGGGTCGACATATGAGCACAGGAATCCGGGCGTGGGATATCAACGGAAACCTCATCCTGGACCTCACCGACCGCATCACGAAGCAGATGTATGCGGGCAGCATCACCCTGCCAGCGGGCGTAGATGCGACGACGGTGAGCGCGCCGGGCCTGGTTTCGGATGATTCGTGGATGGTCGTCGCCTCGTCCGGCTGCTACATCCAGTATGGGGCGGGTAGCTTTGTTCTTCGACGATCAAGCACCTTTGGCGCACAGGGGTTCCCGTTGACCGTGACATACGCAGTTATGAGGCGCTAATGGCAACCGCCAACTTTTTGACCTACACCCCCTCGGGGGTGGAACAACTCAACGCGAGGTATCCGCATCTTCGGGTGGTGGCTTCGGGGAGCGCTGGGGCCGACATCTACGGTGGGACCATCTCGATCCCCGACCTATGGCCCGAATGCCCCGTGTTCATGATTCGACCGGCTCCCGGGGTGTCTGTGGGTGGTTTCGTGATTTTCCAGCGGAATCCCTACATGACGCCACAAACCGGTGTGAAGTATCAGTCCAACGGCTCGTTTCAATGGGCTTTGGCGTCCACGCTCGGCACGCCGATGTCGGTTGGGCCGTCCAATGTCGGGCTGAAGATGTGGGATGAGAGCGGCCGGCTCACCTTTTCAACCCAGTACAAGTACCCCAGGATTGTTTCGATTGCTTCGGTGGCGTCCCCTTCCTTCGGCAATGCCCCGATGAGCAGCGCTGTAGGAATATCGGGCTGGGGGGCTATGCCATGGATCATTGCAAACGACCTGATTTACGTCTACGAGGCGCCGGATGGTGCAGGCGGCGGCTATCCGACCGCAGCATTCGCGGCCATGGTCAATAGCGGCTTGTCCGCCCTAACCGTGGAGATGCGTTCGTCGGATGGCTGGGCGAGCACTGGCTTTGGGCTGCAACCTTCCTACAACCCCTATGCATCGCGACCGCTCAGGCTTCCGCTTTGCGTTATTCCCGGTCTGTAACCATGCCGGATCAGATGCCCGCTTCGGCGGGCTTTTTTTCGTCCACACAACGGGAGGGCAGTGATGCGAACCCATCAAGGGAGTATTCGAATGGAACCGAGTTCCACCGGTTTGGGTGGCTTGGCGGCCTTGAAGGTCGCAATGGCTTACGGCATTCCCGCCGCCGTTGCCGCAATGCTCGGGCTGCTAATTATGCCGCCCCGCACAGCCCGTGAATTCACCGTGCGAACCATCTGCACGGTCGCCTGCTCGTTCATGTTCGGGCCGGCGCTCGCGGGGGCGGTCATCGCCTGGAAGCCGGGCCTGATGGATGCCATGACGTGGCTGGCACAGTATGGTGCCGGCAGCGACGACGCGCTGCTGGCGAAGTTCTACGTTTTGGGGCCGAGCATGCTGCTTGCCGGTCTGCCGGCGTGGTGGGTGCTGGGCGCCTATATGCGCTGGATGGCGAGCATGCGGCAAAAGGGGCTGTTGGAATGGCTGGCCGAGGTTCGGGCCAAGCTGCTGGGCCTGCGGTCGGGCGGGGAGGGCTGACCATGAATCTTCAAACCATCAACGATACCGCAATCACTCCGGCGCTGGCGCTGCTGCCGGCGCGTATGGACACGCCGGACGCGCGCGTCATGCTACTGGCCATCGGCCTGCAGGAAAGCCGCTTCGTGCACCGGCGCCAGATCGGTGGACCGGCCCGCGGCTTCTGGCAGTTCGAGAAGGGTACGCAGGCGAGCCGCGGCGGCGTGTGGGGCGTGTTCCTGCACGCGGCGAGCAAGGACCACCTGGCGGCGTTGTGCAAAGCGCGCAGCGTGGCCTGCGACCCGGACGCGATCTATGCCGCGCTGGAGTACGACGACGTGCTGGCCGCCGGCGTCGCGCGGCTGCTGCTCTGGACCGATCCGAAGGCGCTGCCGCCGGTCGGCGACACGCAGGCGGCCTGGGCGCTGTATCTGCGCGCCTGGCGTCCGGGCAAGCCGCACCCGCAGACCTGGCCGGATCTGTACCGCCTGGCCGCCGCGCAGGTGCAGCCGTGAATCCGTTCTGGAAGATGGCCGCGCCGTGGTTCGGTGGCGCTGCGGTGCTGATGGCGATCGGCGCCGGCGTGCTGCTGTACGGGGCCAGCCGCTACGACGACGGCGTGGCCAAGGCCAGCACCGACCACGCGCTGGCCGAACTGAACGAGTTCAAGGCCCAGACCGGCCGCCTGGCTGGCATCGCCACCACATTCGAGGCGAGCGTGGCCGAGCTGCGCGCCGCCGAGCCCAAGATCATCGAGAGGTACACCCGTGTCGAATTCCAGAGCCCCTTGCCTGCTGGCTGCCGTATTGACGCTGGCCGGCTGCAGCACATCAACGAAGCCGGCCGCCTGGCCAATTCTGCCGGCCAACCTGGCCCAGCCGTGCCCGCCGGTGCCGGAGGTGACCAGCGATAGCTGGGACGACCTCGCGCGTAGCTACATGGCTCTGGCAGTGCAATACGGGGAATGCTCAGGCAAGCTTCACGCAGTCATAAGTGCCTGGCCTAGGTAATCAGATATCATGCGTCGCAGTTCCTACCAACTGGGCCGAGGATGATGCATGACTGTAGACAACGAAGAAAAGTTGTTTTCGCTTAAGTGGTACGTGGACTGCAAGGACCGAGTCCTGAAGGACATTGTGGCCGGATTCTTCCCTCCGGCTAATGTTGACGAAATGAGGCTCACGTATGGTCTCTACTTCATGCATCTAATGTCTCTCGCCGAGGCGGTAAGGGAGTATTGCCCTAAATCGCCGCAAGACAGGATGGCTCATGCTCTTGATGGACTAGGGGGAAAGAGCGGCGAGAACAATTATCGATACCTTCGTGAGACAAGAAATGCAGTCGTTCATCGAGGGTGGGATATTGCAGAAACTGGCAGGGTTGATCACTCTGGGAGGGTACGGTTGCTTGCTCCCCCGGGAGATAGGGTGGGGCGAGGAGCTAGCCCGCCAGAGGCCTTTGCGGAATATTTGGACTCGGTCATTATGGAGGTCGAAACTAGGCTAGGGCCGAGCATTGAGTTGGCCTTAAACGATGCCGGTTTTTGGGATGAAACTAGGACCGCGAAAGATCTTCAAGAAGAGGCGTCACGCTTCGTCTTTGAGCATCCGCAATTGCCGGACCATGTGAAGAAGGCTCGGATGCTATTAATCGATGGGGAGTCGATTCTTCGATGCCGGGAAAAGCTTAGAGGCGACCTGCGAGCTAGCCTTAAGCCTAAAGATATAGCAGGGCAACTAGGCATGGCTTAGACGCCTTATTCGTTGACCCATTGCATCCACCACCCTTGGTAGTAGCGCACGCCGGCTATTTCTTCGAAGCCGACCACCATCATGCCGCGTTCCGAGTTAACGGTAAGCAACTGGGGCTCCAGTAGGTCAGGGATGGCGCTGGGCAATGTGGCGTCGAGCTTGGGCAGGGCTTCCCTGATGGAAATCGTCCTAGCAACGGCTCGCGGCTTCTCTCGCTCGGGCGCGGCTTTGTTGTCCGAATCATGCTGCGCGCAGGGAAAGTTCATCGAAGGGGCTATCCCATAAAAATTATTTAGGTCACAGACCTGCGGTAAAACGATCCCCGGGGACGTTTGGATCGAAAGCGAAATGACGATATTGACTCGCAGTTGGAAAAAATCGACTGAAGCTCTAGTGGAGTCAGAGCAATCCACATTGACTCGCCTCCTGGAGGCGGAAGCGCTCGTTCCGCCCTATGTCCGCGGTGCAAGCAAAGGTGTCCATGTTGCCCTAAGAGAGCTGCAAGGAACTCTGCAATCGTGCGCCAAAGATCTGCTTGCAGCAGAGGCCGATCATCTCGACACGGGGCGCAGACGTAAGTCAAAAGGCCCGACACTTGTGCTTGGCCATACCTGGACCGCAGCGGTGCGAGAGGGGTTGTTGCTGTTTCCGAAACACAAGGCGCATGCATTGCGGGTCACCCTTCGCGGCTGGGAAAGAGGGTTGCGAATTACTGACGATTTGTTCACCATGGCTTCGCTTCGTGGCTATGAGCCTGTTCCTTGGAAGAAGGGGGACAAGACGCTCAAGATTCGCGCCGTTGGGGCTGAGCTGGAATTCAGAATTATGGAGAAGCTCACCCGAGTGCAAGATGATGGCGAAGGAACAGCGACCGGCAGGCCGTATGCAAACTACCTTCTGACGACAGGTTTGATGTCTATTCACCTGGAGCGGGGAGGGGGCGGAGCCGAGATGATGGATAGAGAAGGGGCTCTTCTGGAGGACCAAATTGAGGAGCTATTTGACCGAATTCCCCACGAGTTCGTGCTCGACCTGGCGCAAAATCGAAAGTGGCGGCGAGCGGAGGAAGCCTACGCTGAGGCTCGTGAAGCGGCAGCAGAGCAGGCGAGGCTGAAGAACGAAGAGGCGGCTAGGCGAAAGCAGCTAGAAGTTGAGGCTCAGGATTGGAACCGTGCGACCATGATTCGGCAGTATGCGGAGGAAGTGAAGCGCGCGATGCTTCCCGATATCGGCAGTGCTGCGGAAGAATGGCTCAAATGGGCGCTCCTGGTAGCCGACGAGCTCGATCCGACTTCAAGGCGCCGTGACCAACTTAGGAATGCGGTAGAGACGCCCCCCTTGGGCGACACGGAGAATGCTTGTGCGTCGAACGATACAAAGGGCGGAGCTGTACGAAAAGGTATGGGCCGTGCCGATTTCGAAGCTCTGCCAAGAGTATGGCCTCTCAGACAATGGCCTACGTAAAGTTTGCCGGAGATTGGGCGTGCCTGTCCCAGAAAGAGGGTATTGGGCAAAGCTGGCCGCTGGAAAGGCGCGCGAGCGGCCGAAGCTTCCTGCTTTGGCAGGCAAGCCCGTTTCCGAGACGGTGACTACTAGGGATGAAGCTGCACCGTCTCTTGCTATGAGGTCCCAGACCAAAGCTGTTCTAGAAACGGACCTAGATTTCGAGAAGGATCCCGACAACCGCGTGGAAGTCCGCGATCGTCCTATGCACAAAGCACTATTGTCCGTGCAGCAGCGACTCGCTCGAAGAGTTAAGGAGTGGCAGAAAGCCCGTAAAGATCACGAGGCGGCTCTGCAAAGATCTAAGAATAGGCCTTGGGAGCCAAATTGGTCCGTGTTGGACTCCCGACTAGTGTGGTCAAAATTTGAAGAAAACGGCGGCTACCTGTTTTTGAAGAACGAACGATGTGTGGCGCGGGTAACCGAAAAACAGATAGACCGAGCGATGGCTATCTTGAACGCAGTCGCGCATGCGGCTTCCAGCCGCGGGTATACGGTCTTGGTGCCGGACGCCGATGCAGGAGCTTTAACGTTAAGGCGGCGAGGTGTCGATACGCTCCTGCGCTTGGCAGAGCATGCAACAGTCAAGGAGGTGAAGGATAAAAGCATCTTCTATGCACACCTGGGCGGTATACGGAAAGAGCCGCATCCGACAGGGAAATTGCGGATTCATTTCAGGATATCGACACGCCCCGAGAAGTTCCTGTCCGATGAAGACGGCCCGCTGGAAGAGCAGCTAAACGATCTCTTTGGCAGACTCGCTAAGGCCGAAGCTGCCTATGTTGAACATCTTAACCGCGAGGCGATCCAAGCAAAATTACGCGAGGAGGCGCAGGCCAGACGGATTGAAAGGCAACAGCACTTGGAGGAGGAGCGGAAGGCACAGCAACTCATCGAGGCGCAGTTGCAGCGGGAAAAGGAGGAGAGGAAAAGCTTCTTGCGGGACCTATGCGCAGAAGCAGACGCTTGGCGGAAGTCGCAATCAGTGGCGTGCTATTTGAGACATCTTCGTGAGGCATCGGGGGATTCGGCTTCAGGCGAGTTGAGAGAATGGCTCTCTCGGGCGGAAGAAGCTTTGAGCGAGCTTGATCCCACTACTCAACGCCTTCGCAGCTGAGAGTTTTGGCCGGCGGTTGCAGAGCGGGTTCAGCGAAAAAGCGCCGTCTCCAAAGCTGCTCCGAGCGCCTTCCAAGCTTCGCGCATTTGGCTTGAGTGATCGCTGTGTAGATAGTGCCGTCGGATCTTGGCGCTGCCCGTGTGAATGACATGGTTTTGGCAAAGGTCGATAACCTTGTCTTCAATTCCGAGGGTCTCCATTAGGGTGGCTCCTGTCCGACGCAAATCGTGCGCAGTCCAGTTTCCGTTTCGTCCGTTCGCGAGAACAAGAGTATTGTCGTTACGCCGTCCCTTCAGGGCTTTGCGGTTCATGAACATTACCTGACGGTCGCCTATCTGCTTTCCCACAGTCGATTCTGATACGTGCCCCTCTGCTTGCTTGGCCGGGAAGCACCAAATTCCTTTTCCGGTCTTTTCAAGCAATCGCTCAAATTGCATTTTCGCGAAGGGCGACAGAAACACTGTGAGCGCGCGTTGGCCGGCCTTTGTCCTCTTGACGTTTTCTTTGGGGATGTACCAAGTGCCTGCCGCTAGGTCGACATGTTCCCAGCGGGCTTTGAGCGTTTCACCGATGCGGGAAAGTGTGGACAGGCAGATCCATATCGCCACCTGGGTTTCGAGTGCGATAGGACGTATGGCGCGCCGCCTATCCTCGGCGGTGGCATACTCACTCTCCATCCGCTCGAAGATTGCCTGCAATTCTCGGATTTCGTCCAGGCTTAGCACACGGTCTCGTATGTTCGCCAAGTCGTAGTCCTTCTCTACTATCTTGGGGATCTCGATGAGCTCAGTAGGATTGCCCTCTATAAGTAGGGCTCGCCAGGGCTTCCTTTTTTCGCCCCAGACTAGCATTTGTCGTATGGCGGTAAAGACCACAACGGCAAGCCTATTCGCACCTCGCGCCACAATCAGCCTCAACAGCGCTCTGATGCCGTGCTCATCCAGGTTCCGCAGTGCTGTGGTTCCGATCTGTGGCAGCACGTCTTTTTGAAAAACACGCTTGAGCTCGGCGTTGTCGTCCGAGCGCCGCACGCCGTCGGTGATCCACGCGTCATAGAGGTCTCTCACAGTCAGGTCATCAGCTTGGCGTCGATCTTCTTCGGCAAGGGTCGCTTCAATCTGACGCTGTGCCTCAATCCGAATTACCCGCTTTTGATCACTGGGGTTCACTCCGATCTTGACCCATTCGCGCGCCTGATCGCGATTCCCACGGACCTGATCCAGCGCCACGCTTGGCCATGTGCCGCAGTAGTGGCGCTTCGTCTTGCCCTCCCACTTATAGGCATACCTCCAGGTGACAGAGACGTTTGCTCCATGTAGTCGAACTTCTCCCTGCAGGCCGTCGCCGTCGGCCAGCGTGTCACCTTTCCAGGAAGGCGGGATGGCTTCTAGCTCCTTGACGGTCCAGCGGAAGCCTTTACCTCGTTTCGGATATCTGTTCAT